CGTATAGCCTCAAACTGTTCCCCTTTTGCAAGTTGAATAGCTTCTCTCTTGATATCAGCAAGCACTTGTTGTTCTGCCTGTTGATCACGCGTTGTAAACTGCCCCGAAAGTTCTTCTTTCAAAGCTTTCATTTCAGCTTTCAACGCATTTATCTCAGGAGTTGCTCCAGATTGTTGAGCAATGATAGCTTCCGTGAGCTGATCATAGGTCACACCATTTTCCAGCATGACACCCAATGGATTACTCTTCAGTTTAGCGATTAGATCCTCATTACCAGCTGGGTTCTGAGTCTTTAATGCAGCTTCACGTTCTGCAATCTCCCTCTCTTTAACTTGGAGGGCCCGCTTAGCTTTCGCTAATGCGGCGAATTGAGGGCTGAGTGGCTTCGTCTCTTCGACCACTTCAGCAGGTTCATTTGTGTCAAGTTTGTCCAAAGATTGCTCAACCAAAGACTCGACTACCGGTTGTTCGATAAGATCTTGTCTATTTGTTGAAACTTGAGTTTTCATTTTGATGCGTCGAGCGTTTAATGCATCTACTTGAGGATTGCCTGTCTGAATTTGTTCTTCAATTGGGGTTTGACCTGAAGCAATCTGTTTGGCTCTTTCTATTCTTGTGGGATTTGATCCTTCTAGACCATTGACTTGTGCCGACGGCACTCCTGTACCTACTATCGGTGAAATCTTCATTCATATTCCTTTCGAGCGAGTAGCTTCTGCTCGGTTAATATTTAAGCAGCTGGAGCGGGTGCCGGAGCTGCGTTTGTGTTCGGAACTAAGGGAGAAGTGTTATTAGGCTGTGGATTAGCTGTTGGAATAGGCTGAGGCATTGCCGGAGGAGTTGCTGCTGCAATTAAAGCCTGACATTGTGAGAAGAAGTCACGAAGCATGTCAGCTTTCTTTTGTTCAAGATTGGCTGCCAAGTAAAGATTGATATATTGAACGGTCAATTGAGTTGCAAGACTCAAGTCCATGAATGAATCAGGCGGTGAATATTTCCCATCTTCCACAATTTCATCAAGAATCTTAAATATTCTTTCTTCCGAAGCATTATCTAAGCGCTCATTCTGTTCAAGATCAGGAAAGCGCATAAGCCTACGACCTTCTTTAAGGGTAAGCATACCAGCCTGAACTTGTTCAGTTACTGTTTCAATTCGCCCTGCTGGTGTTCTTGGCAGTGAGCTTTCAGTAAAACACTGAATAACAAATGGATCTTTTAAGAATTTCATAGCTGGAAGATCAATTTCTTTAGTTCCATCTTTATTTGGATAAACTGTTTGATATTTACCAGTGACTTTAGCGATATCCATCGCACAATCAGTCATTTGATAAGCTAATTCTTTAAAGAAATTGTCTCTACGTTTGGCTAAGGTTTGATATCTATCTGTAGCTTCATCAGCATAGGTCCTAATCGCTTCACCGCTATTCAATCCTGCAGGTTTTTGTGATGTTGCTTGCATGGATGAAACACCACACTGCTGAAAGCCATAAGCTATGAGTCTATCACGCTCTTCATACATCTCAGGCGCATTACAGGGCGCCACCTCATATGAGGGCTTGGTTCCTGAGTATGTGACTATTACGCCTATTTCATTATTCTGATGAGCTTTAACTACTTTAGATGATTGCTCTAAGAACACTCGTGGCACACCCACAAGAGTAATGGCCCTAGCAATAGTGTAAAGAATACGATTGAGCGTTAATTGGGTTCCGAATAATTGTGTAGCTAGTCCTTGTCCCCAAAATCCTAAGAAAGGATCTGAGTAATTTAAAAATACAAAAGGAAATTTAGGTTTTTTCCATGGTTCGTCTAGAATTATTCCGTTAACAGTAGCAATAGTATGCCTACCAGGATAGTAACCAGGAGCCGTCGGGTCAGAACCAGAAGGCAACTTCCAGCCTTCAACAACCATAACTTGATCAGCGGTAGTGCGCTGACCATCAGGGCTATTATCTGGATAAGATTGTGGAGTGTCGTCAATCATTCCTTCTTTTTTAGGAAATAGAGCTACTAAGCGCTCGCGATCCATTAATTTTAATTGGATAAGTTGTTGAGGCTCGCCATTCAAAGCATCATTCTCATCGATATAAAGATCTGTAATCATGACGCGATCTAAAGCTACTTTTTGATCATCACCTTCATAGACTTTAAGACATCCTGTACCCATAACAATGGCATCGCGCAAAACCTTAACAGCTTTTTCATAGGCATGAGTTTGATAGAACTCTCCTAAAATGAATTGATTTAATCTTTGGGCAAGGTGACGCTGTTTGTAATCTGCTCCATCTGTGAGAAACTTTGGCTGTGGCTCATCTTGAGAGAGTCTTGAGACGAGTGTATCAGTACATGCTTGGACCAAGTTAAAAGTTGGTCTGTCGTCTGGTAAAGTTTTGGTTTGATCCATTCTTGAAACATTGGAACCTGCGTAGGAATATATCGTAAGACCACTATATAACCTCACGTCTACTGCTAATTGTCTTAGCCTATAAGTTTGTTTTGTTTTGAGATAAGAAGCTGTTCCACAAAGATCCATCGCCAATTGATGCTTATCTTCGTTCAACCACCACTCAGCTAATTGTCCATAGCCAGATTCATCTCCACGACGAGCTCTGGTATTCATTTTGATTTTTTCAACTGGTGGTTTTGGTTTTTTAATTTTCATCAGATAGCTTCTTTGTTAGCCGGATCGTCGTCTGGTTTACCACCACTGGAATAAAACATGAGCTGTTCTGGAGTCAGTTCACCTTGAGGAAAATTAGCCCACGGGCTAGCCGGATCTTGAATTGTTTCTTCATTATAAGAAGCCTTTTGATCTGCTGGTAAATCACCAAAGCTAATTTCAATTCCATTCATTTTGAATTGAGTTATTCCTTGAGCGCGACAGAGCTTAAAAAGCGATTTTAAATCTTTTAGATCATTAATCATCTACCAGGATATCCGCGTGGTATCTTTTGTTTGAAATTGTGGAGCATAATGCGATCTACAAGATCTGCTCTATCTTTATCTTCTTGTTTATTGCCGAGAGCATCTCCTGCATTATCATCATCACCATAAGAAGATTCTAGATCATCTCTTAAATGAAGATCATCAAACTCATTGGGATCAAAACCAGCTTCAATTTCATCTTGATTGGCTACCTTGCCACCTTCAGAGAGTCTGGCAACCCCGGACATACTTTTAGATCTCTGTTCCATTATTCTATCGACAAGATCTTCTTCACCCATATCTGTCTCAGCATGCATATCTACGGGGTGTTGATTAAGGCGTTTAGAGTCTTCTGACATTGCCATCGAATTGGGGCGTTTGACATCACCCTCATGACTCACGTATCCATGTTCCATTTCCCCCATTAGATGAGACTCAGGCTCATAATATTCCGGATGAGTTTCGCCTTTGCCAGAAGGCTGATAGTTGTCTTTGATTTGGCCGCCTTCGGCCATCATGCCACCGCCACAATGTTCACAAACTTCTCCGCCCTTGGCGTAACCAAAAGCTTGCCTCATAGAACTTTGGGCTGATTCTGCTTTATCCGGATCTATATAAGGATTTGGAGTTGGTTCAGGAGTGGGTGCTGGACCCCCATCAGCCATTTTCTTTCTTTGAGCTTTACGTTTCATGGCATAGGCAATTGCCAATGATTGCTTTTGAGGCTTTCCATGCTCCATTTCAGTCTTAAGATTCTTAACAAAAGACTTTTGGGATGTACCTTTAGATAATGGCATCACGCCTCCTTATTGACCTTGTCCAATTGAGTAAACACATTTAATGGCATTTAAAGCTTCATCAGGTGCAGCATTGGAGCTCAAAACAATGGCTATTACATCATAAGCCGCACATGAGAGATTTGTATAAAAACCTTCAGCTCCAACAGGGCCAACATATTTAGGAGATCCATTCTGATTGACCGTCACAAGCAAAGATGATGCACCAGCGCCATTAACCAATGTTGGAATAGTAAATTGGCCTTTGACAAAATAAGGACCAGCATAAGGAACCGTTGTACTAACTGTATTAAGTCCTGTTGATTCTATGTTTTGATTGAAACCGCTAGACCCAACAACTTGTCCACCACTACCTGCACCAGCATTATAAGCCATGTTTAATACCCCTGTCCGATAGATACGTTAGTCTTAACTGATTCAAGCATTTGATCATTTGCATTAGACGAGGAGAGAACTAGAGAAATTGTATCTGCCGCCACGCCATTGATATCTACTTTGAATTGGATTGCCGATTGAGTCGGAGTCAATGCCGGAGCTGTATAGATGGGGCTTCCATTTTGATTGACTACAATGCTTAGACCAGATGGAGGGATCTCAGTAATTTGGGCTTCAAGGTTATAGAGACCTGTTGAAGGAATTGTAAAGGTATCAGTCACTAGACCAACATCAACTCTAGGGACATTTAACAATAATATGTTACTCATGTGGTCCTTCCTGGTGTGGTTCCATATCTAACATTTCAAATGCAGCTCGAAGGGCGCTACAAACGGCTTTGACATCTTTGGAATGAACTGCAGAGATAAGATCTTCGGCGGCTGATTCAAGCATGTCATATTCTTCACTGGAGTCCTCGTCATGTTCACGCTTGATTGCATCAGGCGTCTCACTTATCGAACCTTCGTGTTTGTTCTTTAGGAATGGAAGCATTTGTAGACCCTCTGAATAGGGTCAGAATTGTCCAGAATTAATAGAAATCATCACCGAATTTGTTTAAATTATACTCTTCTTCAAGCTTTTCACGTTCTTTTTCCCACATTTTGGCATTTTCTTCATCTTGCCAAGCTTTGGTACCCATTATTGGGCGTTTAATAACTGGTTCTGCCATGTATCCGTAGCAATATCTCCAAGCATAAAGCATAGCGTCACATAAATGATTGGGAAGTGAAGGATGTTCTTTACGAGGAAGATCTATTATATCTCCCGTCGTTTTCCAAACTAGACCAGCTAGTTCCTGGATTAAATTAATGCATTTGTTGTTAATTTTAATCTTGGCTTGGATTAGCTCAGCATTTAAAAGCTCAATGAATGTGGATTTGTCTTGTTTCTCCGCAGGAGTTAACGGAACGCCATGACGGCGTTGCATTTCTTCTACGCCTTGTTTATTAGCCCCATCGATGATGACTTTTGCCACGTTGTATGTGGCTTGAAACTCTTTGATCTTATTAGCAACGTCTGTGAAATCCATACCCTTCTTGTTAAAGGTAGATACTATATAGAGAACATCATGATTTTCGTGGAACGCGCAGACTACAAAAGCTGAATCATCTTCTATTCCAAGATCTACTCCCAATACATAAGTCCAACCATCGGGCTTTACATCTAATGGGCGTTTATCAAATAGGTTTTTATCTTGATTGAACTTATAAACAAGCTTTTCAGTGTCGATTACCCACTGGTTTAAATACCACTGCTTAAATAATGGGGTTTCCATAAACATTGGCCTGTTAGCTTTGATATCATCAAGCTCTTCTTGCCATTGCTTTGCCACATATGGGTTATCATGAGCGCTCCACGTATGAAGAGACCACCCAGGCTCTCTTCCATTCGAAATGTCGAAGAATAAACCTTTGGTAAAGTTAGAACTTGTTCCCATCATACAAATGGTTCCTCGGTCTCCATCTTTATTGGGATCTGCGACAGATGGCTTCAATATCCCGTAAATGAATCTCTGGAGATTTATAGTGTAGAGAGAAGACTCGTCAACGCATACTAATCTATGCTTCTTACCTAAGGTCTTATTCATCTCGTCTTCATCTTTATCAATCCCTTTGAGCCGAATGACAGATGTGTTTTCAAGGCGCATAGTGAGTTTTGTTTCATTAAAATCTGCATTCAATCGATGTTTTCTGTCTAAAACTTTTAAAATGTCCTTCCATAGTATTTCTTCCGCAGATTCTCGAGTCAACGCCACAAACATATTATTTGACCCAGGATTCTCCATCGCTTCTTTGATAAGATACATTCCTGCAGTGAAAGACTTAGCAGCCCGCCTTGTGCACCATAAAGCTTTAAGTTTTGCTGGATCTTCTATGAAATTCTTTTGTTGAGGGAATTTAGGATCAAAAAGATCATTTGGATCGAAAGCTTTTTGAGAGACAATTTCTTTGTAATATCTAGCAAAACTATCATTCATTCTTTGGCATTAGTTCTGGAAACTTCTCTGCCAGATATTTAATGGTTTCTTTTGCGTAATCTAATTCATTTTCTGGAGTAATATCTAGTGCTTCATCAGGAGCAGCATCGACACGCTTAGGATATACGTAAGGGAATAATAAGCTTAAGATCTTGATTCTATTTTCAGTATCAGCTTCAGCATATAAATTCATGGCCTCATTTACTAAACTAAACCCTCTTTTTTCAAGTAATAGCCCTACAAAAGCGCTCTCCTTATTTGGAGTTCCTTTCTGCCTTCCACCTGTTTTCAGTCCCTTCATCTAGTTTTTTCTAATTTAGATAAGTTCATTAAAATTTCCGAGGACTTGTTCTGCCCGGTTCGGGCTTTCCTGAGCTAGCTATTTTAATAGCAGTTTGCCTTGCTTCTAAAG